GTGATACCAACTACTGGTTTCTATTGTCATGTCATCACCTACAGAATCGGTTGGTCAGCGGTGGCTCGTTCAAAGGCATCCTTGGTATCTTCAATGAACATGGCGACCTGATCAGTCGTGTTGTTCTCTACCAAGTACCACACGGTGATGTCATCGACCATCCACTGATTCTCGACCTTCAAGGCGGCAATGACCTCCTCATAGGTCATGTCATCGGGGTAGTCGGACAGCCATTGATTAAGGGCAAATTGTTCTGATAATTTCATTTTGTTTCTCCTGTGCTTAAACCTTCGGGTATCTCTACCTCGTCACCTAATTTGCTTGCAACGTAGCAGCGCATGGCTGCAATAAGAGGGTGATGCGGGTCGCGCCCATAAAAACTCTTGTTGTAATTGAAGTCTTTTTGCGCCACCCAATGGTCAACAACCCAACCAAGTTTTATCTTCTCTCGCTCAATAATCGGCCCACCTTGTGACCAGTCGGATAAGAAACCTCCCTCTTGATGACGGTGCAGACTATCGCAGTATTCGTCCGATAAATGTATTCCGTCGGGCGCAAGTAATCCTTCACACTTCGCCACTGCCCAGTCAAGGGCGACTCCTGTTAATTCTGCTGTCTTCATTCTGTATCTCCTTGATTAAATAATTCGGTTAACACATGACCAACTATCGCCGACCCATACATGAGCATTAGCTTGGATAGATATCCATCCATATCCCATGCAACTGCAAGCACAAGCACTGCCTGTGCTGCCATAAAAACCATATACCGTGCGTCCATTTTCATTCTCCTTTAAGCTGCTAATTTGATTTGTTTAAACGATGCATCACCAAGGTTGCCACCGTTCTCAACTACCACCGACTGTGTGTAGACCCTTGACACATCGCCACCTATGCCCACACCCACTGTGGTGATACCAAGGTTTTCTCCGCTGATGGCCTGTGCCCTTGTCGCCTCGATGTGACCGTACCCATCGGTCAGGACAAAGACCACCTTGCGTGACTCAGGGCGAGCGTACAAGATCTCATGGCTGTAGCGCAGTGCATGGTAGTCATTGGTTGACCCTGATGCCCTGACCTTAGCCAACAACTGCACAGTGGCAGGTACAGGCTTGGTGAACTCCTTCAACACTGCAACGGTTGACCCAAAGCTGACGATGGCTGTCTTGACCTGCGCCCGATTCAGGGTATCGAGCAATGCAGCAGCAGCGTTCAGTGCCTGTTGAATGCGGGTTACAACCACTGGGTTACCGTCAGCACCCCTGATAAGGTGTTTGTCCCACATTGACCCTGAAAGATCCAACATGATCACCACCGCAGAGTCCACACCCTCAGTCTCAAGGCGGCGTTTAAACAGACGGTCAGATGTCTTGATGTTGCAAAGGGATTTGACATTGATCGATCCCGCACGGCGGTTGGTTTGGAACTCGTCAGTGCCACTGTTCTCGAACAACTTCTTCACCTCAAAGCGCAGTCGTGCAGGTACATTGATATCGATCTCGAATGCATCGGTATCGCGTGTGTGCTTCTGTGCGCCCCGCACTTCTTGGACGGAGTAAGTACCGCCATAGCCTTGGCCTTCACCCAGTTTAGGCTCGACCTCGACAGCCTCGGTTTTGTCGGTTGGTGCTGTTGCCTGACCCACGCCTTGACCTTGGCCTTGGCCTGCGCCATTACCTGCGTCTTCACCCTGTTCTGTGCCCTGACCCTCACCTTCAACTCTTCCGTCCTTTTTAGACCCCTGTGGAGGCTTTTTAGGGGCATTCTTTGACAACCCCTTCAACTGGTCATGTACCCACTTCGCAAGCTTGAGGGTGTCAGTAGAACTTTTGCAGGTGTCTAAACGTTTAAACGCTTCCTTGAACACAGGCTCAAGGCCATTAGCCAGTGGGCACTTAACTGCCGCATGGTCACGCAGGTAGACCGCCAACACAAACGGATACTGGCGAGGATCTGCCCAGTCCTTAACTGTATCGTTGGCCTCGGTTGCCATGCTGTTAATGAGAGTCGAGAGCAGCGGGGCAATGTTGCCTGTCAGCCCTGCCTGAATGCCTTTGCGTTCGATCCATGCGTCCTCAATTGCGTTGTGCAACTGGCTCACATACTGATCCATTGAGCGAGCATCGAAGTCGGTGTACTTGCGGTGCAGCAACTCATGGATCACAAAGCCGATGTACTTGTCGAGCAGTGCCTGAGTCACAATTGCATCGTCAGCCACCGATGACAGGATGATGTCTCCTGCCTTGTTGATAGCAGCGGTGGTGATGCCATTCATCCACTCGATGGTAATCTTCATGCCCAAGTCAGCAGCGATCTTGTGTGCTGCCTTCTCTACGCCTTGGCGGAACTGGATACCGTTAATTCGTTTCATTGTGTGCCCCTTAAAATGGTACTTCTGTTTGCTCTGTGATCACTGGAATCACTGGAGTCGGAGTCGGAATATCTGCCAACAATTTCTCGATGTAATTTGCGCTGATATATGCCGACTTGATGCCTTCGATGGCAGTCGCTGACTCGGACGGTTGACGGTGACCGATGGACGCAGCCCATGCCTCATTCACTCCCAGTACAGCCACTGAGCGAACAAAGGCCATCACCTGACGGATCGATGGTGCATCCACAATATCGCCTGATGCTACCTTGGCACGGCAAGCGTGAACTGCCCTGAGAATGTGTTCTGCCAACTCAGGCTTGCAGCCAGTGTGACGGACAACGGCCTCGACCTCGGTGTCGATGTCCATGTGTTTAAACGCTACCACACGAGCGAAGCGGTCAGCCAGTGCGCTGTTCATGGATCGAGTCCCTGCATAGCGTCCTGACTCGTCACCGTTGGTCAAAGTATTGTCGGCAGCAAAGACCAACACAGCAGGGGCACGGCGGCGAACTGACCCACCGTAGGAGACAGCACTGCTTGGCTCTAGGAAGCCATTCAGGGTGGCTAAAGCCGCAGGATCTGCGTTGGTGATCTCGTCCAACAGGATCAAGGTGGCAGGGGTAGTAAAGGCTCTCAGGAAGTCACCCTCCTTGAACACGGTATCGCCATTCTCAAGGCCAACTGACCCGATGTAGTCTTCACTGGTGGTGTACTTGTGGAAATTGATCCGGCAGTATCCACGGCCTGTTTTAGCTGCGAACTGGCGCACTGTCTCAGATTTGCCTGTACCTTTTTCGCCACCGAACCAAAGGTTTTCGCCTGTGGTCTGAGAGAGCAAAAGGTGCTTGAGAATTCCCTTAGTCCAAACAAAATGGGGATCGACAGAGGGGGTACTGGCATCGTTGTAGATGTCAACCATCAACTCATTGCCCACGGCATCGGTCACCTTGACCCCGAACACCTCAGAGACAGGCAGTGAACCCTGCTTGGTGACGCTGACCATCGACCCGATGGCAGCCTCTGCCCCTGCATCCTTGACGGCAACCTCGAACTGTTTAAACGCAGCAGCGATCTTGGCGGTGACCTCGGTGGCGATCATGTCGGCGGGGATCATGTCGCTGATCTTTGACACCTCGCCCCGCATGGCCTTGATGTCTGACTCAAGGCTCGAATACAGTGATGAAACGTGAATTTCAGCAGCTAAGGCACGGTCACCCAAGCGGTTGATCGCAGTCGATGCATCAAGCGCAGTCTGTAGGGCACGGTCAGCCACATCGGACGCAACAGCGTTGTGGTGGTCAATGATTACCTGTTTTGGAGACGTGCCTGACACTGCAAAATGGGGCGAGGCGTTCTTGATTTGTTCAAGGGACAGCGCACCGTTGCGGATACTTGCAGCAAGCATAGTCACAGCAGCGGCCTTGTTTATCCAGTCAAAAGCGGTGTAATTCTCCAATGCGCCACGCAGCACTGGTGCGGGAAGCTGAGACAGATCGATGGTGTAATCGTTAGCCATTATTGAACTCCTCTCAACTGAAATTCTGCGTTGTTGCAATCATCGTTGTAGCAAGATGGCAAACCCTGAGCAGCCCACTTAGCACTCAAGCGAATGCTATAGCCACAGCAGGGGCACACAGCCTTGAGCATACGAGTCGTTTGCACCTTACGGTTGGAGACGGTCAGCGCACCGTGAGGGTAAGCACCCAGTGAGTCGATGATGTCAGAGAATGCAGCCTTGAACACGTCACCGCCAGTGGTGGCCTTGTACCCTGCTTTTCCTGCGCTTGGCAGCAGGTGCATAGCGTCAGCGGCCTTCTTAAAATTCACACCGTGATTCATCGCCCCTGCGGTGGTGTGGCACAACTCATGCACCAAGACATCCATCACACGGTATGCGTCCGCTAAGGTGGGGGAAACCATAATCTCCATGACCTTGTCCGCACTGGCGGTATCTGCCCAACATTCACCGATGCTGCCACTGCGCTTGGCAGTCAAAGGAAACCCGCAGGTCACCCGAATGTTAGCGGCTATCGGTGCGGCCTTGGCATCGAACACGGCACGGAATTCTTCTACAGCAGCGTTCAGCCACTCTTCCCTCGTTGCATAAATCTTTTCCATCTTATCTCTCCTAGTGGTAGGGCAATATCGCCCACAAAAAAATTCTACTATCGTTTAGTTTAAACCGTCAAGCTTTATTTTCAGGCACTCAGCGTAAGTGCCAGTAAAAATAATCTTGTAGCTTGTTCGCAACACTTCGCCCTTGCAGACAATGACATTGCCAAAGGCGTTGATCTGTGCGGTGTACATCATTCGCCCCCTAGTACTTCGATCCAATGACTGCGAGCATATCGCCGACCATTGCCGAAATGTCAGTGAACTTTTCAAGCCGTTTGAGAGACACGAATTTGGTATCCCCTGACTCTGCGTAGTCACCCTGCACAAGAACACGGTCACCTGACCAGTGCCCAATCAGGTCGTGAGCAGGGAAGTCGCCGCCTCCACGAGCGTTGCTGTTTGCCAACAGTGCGAACAGTGCGGTGCTAGTGCTGCCGATGTGCCCCACTTGCTCGTACAGCTTGAGTCCATTGTCGATGGCGTGAGGCTCAATAAATTCTTTTTTGTCTAGGTTGTAGACCTTGTGGTATTGCCCCATGATCACACCCCCTTTGCGTTAATGTGGCCTTGCTCGATCAGAGCAGCGGCGGTGCGACCGAACCATCCTTGCAGAGTCCAAGCCATGCCAGTGTCCACAAGGTGCTGCCAAGCTTGCAAAACCTGATCTTCTGACTCAGCATCAATGAAGCCCTCAGCGATACCAACAGCGGTGTAATTGTCCATTTTGATTCTCCGAAACAGTGCAACATCGCACTCACAAGCCCTGATCCACAGGGCGAGTGGCTGCTATTTCACAGATTTGATCAAGCCGTTTTCCATCACTACATTGGCAAAGAACTCACGCCCTTTGTGGGTGATGTGTGGGCGATTTGCCCCTGTCAATGTGCCGCTGTCCTTGTACTCAGCACCGAACATCGATGTCTCGATGTAGCGCAGTGGCTTGCCCACTGCCTCTTTCATGGCCTTCTTAGATTCGTAATTGAAAACTAGCATTTTGATTCTCCGGAACAGTGCAACATTACACTGGTAAGCCCTGATGCACAGGGCAAACCGCTGAAATGTTAGGCAGCGTACAAGGTGTTAAAAACCTCGTACAGACCGACTGAATTCAAAGCCAAGCCTGTAGCCACTGCCACTAGCATGGAGAGGTTGTCTATAGTGCCTGTGTGGGCTTGCTGTTTAGCTGCCTCGTAAACCTTAGCTGTGTGCAGTGCTTGGATGATGTCGTAGGTGGTCATTTTGTTTGTCCTAGGTTGTAAGCGATATTGCTTAGGAACGATTATAGATATCGTTTTGTGTAAACAGCAAGCTTTATTTACGGTGTCAATCTACAAAATTGCTACTGTGGTTTTATACAGTGGTGTGAACTGGTCAAGGGGATCAATAACAGTATGCGCCCGTGCGTAGCAGGGTTCATGCCAAGAGACCGAAACAGGGCAAACACTGTATATACATACATGGCTCTAGAATCGATTTAAAGGGGTCATTTGGCGACTTTAGGCATTTTGGCTACCCTGCCCTCAAAAAAAAAAGATCGTGCAGCCAGCGCCGTTTTCACTGTTTTGGTGCATTTGTTATCCACAATTTGCGGTGGATAACTTTACTTGTCCACAGGTCTGTGGATAACATATAATGCGAACCGTGCTGTATGTACGATCAGTACTGTACAATTCCACAGACAACTGTTTAAACATAGGAGAATGCTATGGCAACCACCACATCGATAGAGTACTTGGAATCACTGGAGTCAGCAGACGATGATGAGGGTGAAGACTCACTGGGCACTGATGATTTTGAAAACCCCGAAGGCGAAGCCGAACAGCTTGCCAGTACTGCAGACGCACCAAGGGTGAGATCAATCAAAGGTAGACAGCTAACAGGGAAGCAACAGGCATTCATTGCAGCCAAGATCAGTGGCATGAGTAACAGCCAAGCCTATAGAGAAGCGTACCCAACAGACGGAAGCAGTGACAGGGTGATTGCAGCCAATGCATATAGGCTAACAAGGCATCCACTGATAGCACCAGTGCTTGAAAGGGCTTGGGAAGAGACAGTCGAACACCTGACGGAAGACGCTGCTGCCACAAAGCGGTATGTGTTGAAGTCGTTGTTGGCACTAAGCAAGACCGCCAAGCAGGAAGGCTCTCGATTAAAAGCACTGGAACTGATGGGCAAAGCAGTCGGCGTGTTTACACCAGTCACCGATACAGTCGTGATTGCACCAACAGCAGATCAATTGAAGAAGGAACTATCAGGGCATCTCAAGCTGCTCAAGCGTGATGCGTGATGCGCTACTGGTCTCTCTCGCTGTGTAAACGGTGTGGTGTGTAAACGCATTCTGTGTACCCCACCCACCCCCCACCACCCTTTTGTGCCAGCACACGGCCCAGCATACGTTACGCTCTAATCCACTCAAACGATTACAAAGCACATACCCCCCTTCCTTTATTTCACCTACCCCCCCCCCCGGTATATATAAAAAAATTAAAAGAAAGCACTTGCGAACGTTCGCTTTATCGTTTAAACTTCATCTATGACCAAACGCAGACAACTTGTTCTTGACTTCATAAGAGCTTATATACGGATACATAACGTGTCACCGTCATATGAAGTTATCGCCAAGAGCATTGGCTTGTCTTCTAAGTCAAACATCCACCGGATTGTCCATCGTCTGAAGCAGGATGGGTTCTTGGATCTGCGTCCCTATAAGTTTCATTCCATTAAGCTTGCAGACAAGTCTGCCGCTCAGATCTCAAAGCTATGACTCTTCTTACAACAAAGGAGATTTCAGAGTATTTGTCTATAGTGGACAAAGTGCCTGATACGGAGCGGTCTAAGATTACGGCTTTGTTAGAAATGGACAGGGTAGAGCGGTGTAAGGAGTCTTTCCTGTTCTTTGCTAAACAGATGTGGCCTGTGTTTATCTCAGGGAAACATCATCAGATCATGGCAGATGCCTTTGAGAGGGTTGCCAATGGAACCCTGAAGCGTCTGATCATCAATATGCCACCCCGTCACACTAAGTCGGAGTTTGCTTCTTTTCTTCTGCCGTCGTGGTTTCTGGGTAAGTTCCCGGAGAAGAAGATCATCCAGACCGCTCACACCGCAGAACTATCCACAGGCTTTGGTCGTAAGGTTAGGAACTTGGTCTCCTCGGATATCTATGCCAAGGTCTTTGATACCAAGCTATCGACCGACTCTAAAGCTGCAGGACGATGGAACACCAACAAGGGTGGTGACTACTTCGCTATCGGCGTAGGTGGAGCCGTTACCGGTAAGGGTGCAGATCTGCTGATCATTGACGATCCTCATTCGGAACAAGAAGCCAAACAAAACAACCCAGCCGTATTCGACGGTGTGTATGAGTGGTTTACATCTGGCCCTCGACAGCGTCTGCAGCCGGGTGGGGCAATTATTATTGTTATGACCCGATGGGCCAAGAGAGACTTGACCGGACAAATTCTAAAGAAGTCAGGTAACGACGGTGTGGATGACTGGGAGGTTATTGAGTTCCCAGCTATTCTCCCGTCAGGAACTCCCCTTTGGCCTGCGTTCTGGTCTAAGAAGGAATTGGATTCCCTCAAGGCAGAACTCCCCGTCTCGAAGTGGGAGGCCCAGTATCAACAGAACCCCACCGGTAACGAGGGTGCAATCATTAAGCGGGATCAGTGGCGGATCTGGGAGGGAGAGAAACCTCCGGCCTGTGACTACATCATCCAGTCTTGGGATACCGCCTTTGAGAAGAACAACCGCGCAGATTACTCTGCCTGCACGACGTGGGGGATCTTTGAGCATCCCAACGAGAATGGTAACTACAAGACAAACATCATCCTACTTGACGCTT